AACCTCCCGCTACGATGTTGACGCAGCGGATTATGCCGTGATGTTCATCGAGAGCCTCTGCCATACCAAGGGCACCTGGGCGAGAAAGCCCTTTGAGCTGATTGACTGGCAGGAGCAGATCATCCGGGACATTTTCGGTGTCCTCAAGCCCAACGGCTATCGGCAGTTCAACACCGCCTACATCGAGATCCCCAAGAAGCAAGGCAAATCGGAACTTGCCGCTGCCGTGGCGCTTCTGCTCACCTGCGGTGACGGAGAGGAACGCGCCGAGGTCTACGGCTGTGCCGCCGACCGTCAGCAAGCATCCATCGTTTTCAATGTGGCGGCTGACATGGTGCGGATGTGTCCTGCGCTCTCCAAGCGGGTCAAGATACTGGATTCCCAGAAGCGGCTCATTTATCAGCCAACGGGTAGTATCTACCAGGTGCTCTCCGCCGATGTCGGCAACAAGCACGGCTTCAATACACACGGTGTGGTATTCGACGAGCTGCACACCCAGCCCAACCGCAAACTCTTTGATGTCATGACCAAAGGCTCCGGCGATGCCCGTATGCAGCCGCTGTATTTTCTCATTACCACGGCCGGCAATGATACGAAGTCCATCTGCTATGAGATCCACCAGAAGGCAAAGGACATCATCGAGGGACGCAAGATCGACCACACCTTCTATCCCGTCATCTACGGTGCGGAGGAATCGGACGATTGGACGGACCCGAAGGTTTGGAAGAAAGCCAATCCCTCCCTCGGCATCACGGTCGGCATCGACAAGGTCAAAGACGCCTGCGAGTCTGCCAAGCAGAACCCCGGCGAGGAGAACTCCTTCCGACAGCTTCGTTTGAATCAATGGGTCAAGCAGGCGGTGCGTTGGATGCCAATGGACAAGTGGGATAAATGCGAGTTTGCCGTCAGCGAGGACGATCTGGAAGGCCGTGTCTGCTACGGCGGTTTGGACTTATCCTCCACCACGGATATTACGGCATTCGTTCTGGTGTTTCCGCCGGAAGATGAGAACGACAAATACATCATCCTGCCGTACTTCTGGATACCAGAGGACAACCTCGACCTTCGAGTCCGGCGTGACCATGTGCCATACGATGTATGGGAGCGGCAAGGATACCTCCAAACCACTGAGGGCAATGTCGTTCACTACGGCTATATCGAAAAATTCATCGAAAGCCTGGGCGAACGGTTCAATATTCGGGAGATCGCCTTCGACCGCTGGGGTGCTGTGCAGATGGTACAGAACCTTGAGGGCATGGGCTTCACGGTCGTTCCTTTCGGACAGGGCTTCAAGGATATGTCCCCACCCACAAAGGAGCTGATGAAACTGGTGCTGGAGCAGCGCATTGCCCACGGCGGGCATCCTGTCCTCCGCTGGATGATGGACAACATTTTCATCCGCACCGACCCTGCCGGAAACATCAAGCCGGACAAAGAGAAATCCACAGAGAAAATCGATGGTGCCGTGGCGACCATTATGGCACTTGACAGAGCTATACGCTGTGGAAACGACAAGACCGAGTCTGTTTATGACAGTCGAGGTCTTTTATTTATATGAAGGGAGAGTTTATATGGGTATCTTTTCAGGGCTGTTCAAATCCAGGGACAAGCCTCAGAACCGCACATCGGGCAGCAACTACGCCTTTTTCTTCGGTGGAACGACCTCCGGCAAAGCGGTGACAGAACGCTCCGCCATGCAGATGACTGCCGTGTATTCCTGCGTCCGTATCTTGTCGGAAGCTGTCGCAGGACTGCCGCTGCACCTTTATAAATACACGGACAGCGGCGGCAAGGCAATGGCGCTCGACCATCCGCTCTACCGCTTGCTCCACGATGAGCCGAACCCGGAAATGAGCTCCTTCGTATTCCGGGAAACGCTCATGACGCACCTACTCCTCTGGGGCAACGCTTACGCTCAGATCATCCGAAACGGCAAGGGCGAAGTGGTGGCGCTGTACCCGCTTATGCCCAACCGCATGGAGGTCAACCGGGATAAAAACGGCAAGCTCTACTACCTCTATTCTACCCAGTCCGACGATGCACCCACCATGAAAGGCTCAACGGTCTATCTTGACCCAGCCGAAGTGCTTCACATTCCCGGTTTGGGTTTTGACGGTCTGGTCGGTTACAGTCCCATCGCTATGGCGAAGAACGCCATCGGCATGGCGATCGCCTGCGAGGAGTACGGCGCGAAGTTCTTCGCCAATGGTGCCGCTCCGGGCGGTGTGCTGGAACACCCCGGCACGATCAAAGATCCGCAGCGTGTGCGGGAGAGCTGGCAGTCCACCTTCGGCGGCAGCGGAAACGCAAACAAAATCGCCGTACTGGAAGAAGGAATGAAGTACACGCCCATCGGCATCTCGCCGGAGCAGGCGCAGTTTCTCGAAACACGAAAATTTCAAATCAATGAGATCGCTCGAATTTTCCGAGTCCCACCCCACATGGTGGGCGACCTGGAAAAGTCGAGCTTTTCTAATATTGAGCAGCAGTCCCTTGAGTTTGTGAAATACACCCTTGACCCCTGGGTCATCCGCTGGGAGCAATCAATCCAGCGGTCGCTTTTGTCCAAGGACGAAAAAGCTGTGTATTTTGTGAAGTTCAATCTGGAAGGCTTGCTTCGCGGCGATTACCAGAGCCGCATGAACGGGTACGCCATCGGCCGTCAGAACGGCTGGATGTCCGCAAACGACATCCGAGAACTGGAAAATCTCGACCGCATCCCGGCAGAGGACGGCGGCGACTTATACCTCATCAACGGCAATATGCTCCCGCTGCAAAACGCCGGAGCTTTTGCAAATATCAACACCGATAACGGAAAGGAGGAAAAATCCGATGAAGAAGTTCTGGAATTGGAAAAACAGGACAGTGACCAACGAGGAGACGCAGGAACAGATCCAAGAGAGAACCCTGTTCTTAAACGGCACGATCGCTGAGGAGAGCTGGTTTGACGATGATGTCACGCCGCAGCTTTTCAAGGATGAGCTGATGTCCGGCGCCGGGAATATCACTGTCTGGATCAACTCGCCCGGTGGTGACTGCGTGGCAGCCGCCCAAATCTACAATATGCTGATGGACTACCGCGGTGACGTCACAGTCAAGATCGACGGTATTGCCGCCTCTGCCGCATCCGTCATTGCGATGGCAGGTACGAAGGTGCTCATGTCGCCCACGGCGCTCATGATGATCCACAACCCCTTGACGGTCGCTATCGGTGACAGCGAGGAGATGCAAAAGGCAATCGATATGCTCTCCGAAGTCAAGGAAAGCATCATCAACGCCTACGAGATCAAGACCGGCTTGTCCCGTGCCAAGCTCAGCCACCTCATGGATGCCGAGACCTGGATGAATGCCAACAAGGCTGTGGAGCTGGGCTTCGCCGATGATTTGCTGTTCAAAGCAGACGGTGAAAGCGCCGCTGCGGAGGACAGCTTCGTGTTCAGCCGCAGAGCCGTCACCAACTCGCTCATGTCCAAGGTCAAGAGCCATCACACCCCGTCCGAACCTGCGAAAAGTGCAGGCACACCCATCTCCGAGCTCGAAAAGAGACTCGCACTTATCAAACCTTAAGGAGGATACAAACAATGAGTAAGATCAACGAACTGCGCGCACAGCGTGCAAAGACCTGGGAGCAGACGAAGGCGTTCCTCGACTCCCACAGAAGTGACAAAGGCGTCCTCTCTGCTGAGGACACCGCCACCTATGAGAAGATGGAACAGGAGATCGTCGACCTCGGCCGCGAGATCGAGCGCCAGGAGCGCCTGGACGCTTTCGAGCGTGAGCTGAACACTCCGGTCAATACGCCCATCACTCAGAAGCCCGATACGGCAAAGGTGGACACCAAGACCGGCCGTGCTTCCGATACCTATAAGAAGGCGTTCTGGGCGCAGGCCCGTACCAAGGGTGGTATGCTGACCGCAGAGATCCGCAACGCTCTGCAGGAAGGCGTGGACAGTGAGGGCGGCTACCTCGTTCCCGATGAATTTGAGGAGACGCTGGTGCAGTCTCTTTCCGCAGAGAATGTGGTCAGAAGCCTGGCTCATGTCATTACCACTGCGTCCGGCAGTCACAAGATCCCCATCGTCGCCACCAAGGGCACTGCTGCCTGGGTCGATGAGGAAGGCACCATTCCCGAAGGCGACGATACTTTCGGTCAGCAGCTCATCGGCGCACACAAGGTCGCTACCATGATCAAGGTGTCCGAAGAGCTTCTGAACGACGCTGCCTTTGACTTGGAAGCCTACTTCCGCACCGAGTTTGCCCGCCGTATCGGCAACAAGGAGGAAGAGGCGTTCCTCACCGGCGACGGCAGCGGCAAGCCCACGGGTATTTTCAATGCCACGGGCGGCGGTCAGCTTGGTGTCACGGCGGCTTCCGCAACTGCCATCACTGCCGACGAGCTGATCGACCTGTTCTACTCTCTGAACAGCGCCTATCGCAAGAATGCCGTGTGGCTTCTGAACGACTCCACCATGAAGAACATCCGCAAGCTGAAGGACTCCAACGGACAGTATCTGTGGCAGCCCGCTCTGCATGAGGGCGGTTTTGATACGCTGCTCGGCAAGCGTATCTACACCTCTCCCTATGCGCCGGAGCTGGCGGCCGGTCAGAAGGCCGTTGCTTTCGGCGACTTCAACTACTACTGGATCGGCGACCGCCTGGGTATTACCTTCAAGCGTCTGAACGAGCGCTTTGCGGAGACCGGTCAGATCGGTTTCATCGCATCCAAGCGCCTGGACGGCAAGCTCATTCTGCCCGAAGCTATCAAGGTGCTGCAGCAGAAGGGCACTGCCTCTTCCGGCACCTAATGAAAGGAGGCGGCGGTGATGGACGAGCTTCTCTCCAAAGTGAAAGCCAATCTCATTCTGGAACACACGGCGGATGATGCATTGCTGAAAAGCTACATCACCGCCGCTGTTTCTTACGCCGAAAGCTACCAGCACATCCCGGAGGGGTTCTATAAGGAGAACCCCATGCCAGCCACCACAGAGCAAGCCGTCATCATGCTGTCGTCCCACTTCTACGAAAGCCGGGACGGCAGCACGGGCGGCTTCTTTGCGGATAACACCGGAGCAGCACAGCAGGTGTGGAACACGGTCAATCTGCTGTTGCGGCTTGACCGAGATTGGAAGGTGTGAGCATGAGCTTCGGAAAAATGAACGGCTTTGCCGACATCGTGGAAACCCGCCAAGTCAAGGACAGCGAAGGCTTCACTCATTCCGAGGATGAAGTCCTCGCTTCCGTCCGTGTATACCGGGAAGGTCGGCACGGCAGTCAGCGCTGGGCGAACCTCGCCGCATTCAGCGAAGCGACCGACCTGTTCCGCTTTCGGTGTATTCCGGGGCTGACGGTCACTACCGATCATTTTTTCATCTGTGACGACTGCCGCTACGACATTGTGTCCGTGGAGGATGTAAAGGGGCGTGGGATGTACATTGAGGTGCTGGCAAAGAAGGAGGTGCCGACCGTTGGCTAAGTGCGACATGAAAATGCCGGAGGATTTCCTTCTGAAGATTTCCAAGCTCGGCAGCAACTTTGACAGCGTTGCGGATACCGTCCTGCAGGCCGGTGGCGAGGTGGTGCTGAAAAAAGTCAAGAGCAATCTCTCCTCCGTTATTGGCAGAGGGACAAAGTTCAAATCCCGCACCACGGGCGAACTGGAAGGTGCGCTTGGCCTTTCTCCCTCCAAGCTGAACCGGGACGGCAACCACGACATCAAGGTCGGTTTCGCTGAGCCTCGCTCGGACGGCGGCAGCAACGCCAAACTTGCCAACATTCTCGAATACGGCAAGCACGGTCAGCCTGCAAAACCGTTTCTGAAACCTGCGAAAACGGCATCTCGGCAGGAGTGTATCGATGCCATGGCCAAGGCACTGGATGAGGAGGTGGAAAAGCTGTGAGCCTGCTATCCGATTTACAAACCATCGCCGAAAGCTGCGGTGTGTCCGTGGAAACGGGTGTGTTCTCCGGCAAAGCACCGGACACCTATCTGGTCATCACGCCGCTGTCGGACAACTTCGAGCTTCACGCCGACAACGCCCCAGGCTGCGAAACGCAGGAGGCACGGCTGTCCCTCTTCACAAAGGGCAGCTACACCAAACTGAAAAATGACCTTGTCCGTGCCTTGCTGGGTGCGGACTTTTATATTACCGATCGCCGGTATATCGGCTTTGAGACCGAGACCGGCTATCATCACTACGCCATTGATGTGGCGCAAATCTACGAACTGGAGGAATAAGTTATGGCAACGATCGGTCTTGACAGACTGTATTACGCAAAAATCACCGAGAACGATGCCGGTGAGGAAACATACGGTACGCCGTCTCAGCTTGCGAAAGCCATCTCCGCCGACCTTTCGGTGGAATTGGCTGAAGCTACGCTCTACGCCGACGACGGTGCTTCGGAGATTGTGAAGGAATTCAAGTCCGGCACGCTCTCTCTTGGCATTGACGATATCGGCTCTGCGGCGGCATCCGACCTCACGGGTGCGACTATTGACAAGAACAAGGTGCTGATTTCCGCATCCGAGGACGGCGGCGACCCTGTGGCGGTGGGCTTTCGTGCCAAAAAGTCCAACGGCAAGTACAAGTATTACTGGCTGTACCGAGTGAAATTCGGTATTCCGGCGACGAACCTTGCCACCAAGGGCGACAGCATTACCTTTTCCACGCCGACCATTGAAGGCACCATTCTGCGCCGCAACAAGGCAGACGCAGGCGGCAAGCACCCGTGGAAAGCGGAAGCACTGGAGGGCGATGTGACCGCTGCGACTATCACGAACTGGTATAAGGAAGTATACGAGCCGACCTATACCACGACACCCGAAAAACAGGGTTAACGGAGGTAACGCACAATGGATAACGAAAGAACCGCAGTCATCACGATCGGTGAAGAGGAGTACACACTGCTCCTCACAACCAAAGCCACCAAGGAGATCGCCGGTCGATACGGCGGTCTGGAAAAACTCGGCGAGAAGCTGATGAAGTCCGAGAACTTTGAAATGGCTATCGGAGAGATCGTGTGGCTTATCACGCTTCTGGCGAATCAGAGCATCCTCATCCACAATCTCAAGGACAAGGAGCACCCCAAGGAGCCGCTCACCGAGGATGTGGTGGAGCTTCTGACCACGCCGCTTGATCTCGCCGGATACAAAACCGCCATTACGGAAGCGCTCTACAAGGGTACCAAGCGGAATGTGGAAAGCGAGAAAGACGCAAAAAACGCACAAGTCGGGTAACAGTCTCCGATGCGGAGCTGTTTACCCGGCTTCTCTACTACGGCCTTGCCCACCTTCATCTCAGCCAGGATGAGGTGTGGCTGATGCCGTTTGGACTTCTGCTGGATCTGTGGGAGTGCCACAAACAGTATAACGGGCAGGCTGTTCCTGCTCACGAACACTACATTGACGATATTATCCCGGACGGCATTTAAGGAGGTGACGGTACATGGCAGACAGTTTCGGACTGAAGATCGGTCTTGAGGGCGAAAAGGAATTCAAAAAAGCGCTGGCGGACATCAACCAGTCCTTCAAGGTGCTCGGCTCCGAAATGAAGCTCGCCACCTCTCAGTTCGATAAAAACGATAAATCCGTGGAGGCTCTCGC